CAAATGAAGAAGATGTTTTGGTTGAAGACCAGAATCAAACTTCAATCGTGGAACCAGTCACAAAGGAATTGAACTTCTTTGATCAATTGGTTCACACTCATTTCAGGAACAAAGATGGAACCAGAAGGAAAGCCGGAGTCATTCAAGCCATCGTTGAATTCTTGTGTTCTGCTTCTGAAGAAGAACCAATCAACAAGCAAGATTTGGTTCAGAAGATTCATGAGCGATTCCCAAACAAGAACGAAAGATCAATCATGGCTTCGATCAATTCGCAAGTTCCAACACGATTGAAATCAGTTCGTGGAATCAAAGTCAGTTCCAGCAAATCCGGATATTGGATTTCCGAAGAAGCTCAATAGGTGAAACATGAAAATCAAAAAACTCAATTTACTGAATGAACTGGAGCTTGTGAGTTCTGGTTTGTCCAATCGGGAAATTCTAGAACAATCTGATTCATTCGTTTTTGTTGAAGGAACATTGTTCACGTTTAATGAAGAAGTCAGTTGCCGGATTGATTCTTGTTTGGAAGATTTAACGGCGGCGGTAAAAGCCAAACCACTTCTGGAAGTTCTCCGAAAGATGAGCGAAGATGAAATTGAAATCAACTTCGATGATTCTGAATTTCGAGTTCGTGGAAAACGAAGAGAAGCTGGAATCCGATTGGAGAAAGACATAACACTTCCAATCCGAACAGTTGAAGAAGCGGAAGAATGGAATCCTCTTCCAGATGATTTTGATCAAGCGGTTGGACTGGTTGCACAATGTGCAAGCAACGACCAATCTCAATTTCATTGCACATGCATTCAAATCACTCCCAATGAACTTCAAGCAACTGACAACTTCCAATTGGCTCAATACAAAATAAATGTGCCGGTCAGCAAAACCACACTTGTCAGAAGAGACAGTTTGAAAGCTATCGTTGATCTTGGAATGGATCAGATATCAGAAACAGAAAATTGGCTTCACTTCAAAAATCAAAATGGTCTTGTTGTCAGTTGTAGAAAATATGAGATTGGAACATTTCCAGATTTCTCAAGCGTAATTGAATTTGATGGTGAGAAAACAAAACTCCCAGCCGGAATTTCTGATGCTGTTGAAAAGGCTCAAATCTTTTCATCTGAAAATCTTGATACTGATTTGATATTGGTCGAATTGAAATCAGGGAAGTTTCGAATTCGTGGTGAAGGTTCCAATGGCTGGTTCACAGAAGTTCGCAAGGTGACGTATTCCGGAAATGATTTGAGCTTTCGAATTGCTCCGAAACTTTTGATTCAACTTTGCAACCAACATGATGAGTGTGAATTAAACAAAGAACGGATCAAGGTTCAGTTCGATAATTTCACATACGTCACATCATTAAACATCGTTGAAGAAAATGAATAACGGGTTTTTCAATTCGTCTCTTTTGGAATCCAAAGCTCCCCAAAGCATTCTTCCAAAATGCGGGGCTTGTGGACTTCATAAGAAATGCAAATCTCCGAAGTTGAGTGTTGCCGGAAAAGGCAAGCGGAAGATTCTGATAATCTCAGAACGTCCATCATCGAAAGATGATGAAGCGGGAAGAATGTATTCATCAGCAAATCCAAGTCTCCCGCTTGAACTTGCGTTGGCAAAAGCCGGAGTCAATCTTGAGCGTGATTGTTGGTTGACTTCGGCTTTGATTTGCCACACGGACAAAGAGCCAACATCACAACAGATTGAATTCTGTCGCCCCAACTTGGTGAAGCTCATCAAGGAATTGAAACCTGATGTGATCATTCCTCTTGGGAAGTCGGGCATCACTTCGATCATTCCGCATCTCTGGAAAGACAACATTGGAACCGCTTCACGTTGGTACGGTTTCCAAATTCCATCACAACAAATCAACTCTTGGGTTTGTCCAACTTTCTCACCAAGTTATATTCACCAAATGAACAAGGCCAATGATGTTCGGAAAGATGTTCTGAAGATTCATTTCCGGAAACACATTCAAGCCGCTGTTGAGTTGTCCGGAAAACCATTCGATGAAATTCCAGATTATCAAAGCCAAGTTGAAATCATTGATAGCCCAACACAAGCCGCCAAGATAATTCGGAAGATGATCAAGCGTGGTGGAATGGTTGCGTTTGATTATGAAACGGATCGACTCAAACCAGACAACGACGAATCCAAGATTGTTAGTTGTGCGATATGTTACGAAGGCAAAAAAACGATTGCTTATGATTGGAGCGGGGAAGCAATTGAAGCAACCAAAGAACTCCTTCACTCACCACTTCCAAAGATTGCTTGCAATTTGAAATTCGAAGATCGATGGACTCGAAAGCATTTTGGAAAACGTGTTCGAAATTGGTTTTGGGATACGATGTTGGCGGCTCATGTAATCGACCAACGGCCACGAATCACAAGCATCAAATTTCAATCGTTCGTTCTTCTTGGTGCTTCATCTTATGATGACCACATCAAAAAATACTTGATGAGTTCCGGAACTTCTGAAGTCAACAACATTCACCAAATCGACCGGAAAGAGCTTTTGATTTACAACGGACTTGATGCGGTTCTTGAATACGAAGTTGCTATGAAGCAGATGGAAATTCTCAGTTACCCGAAGCCCAAAAGACTATGATTTATTTCTGCAAAAAATGCAGAAAGACTAATTGACCTACTCTTATCTGTCGATTATAATAATAGAGTAAGAAATTAATAACTCAAACACAAAAGGAAAAACAAACATGGCACTCAACGAACTAACCCCTGTTCTTGATTACGAATACTCAGCACCATCAGTATCAATTGATGAATCGGCACGACTCAAACGAGAAGATGAAAATCGTGCGGCAGAAAAAAAAGCAAGCCTTGCCGCTATGTCAGACGTTGAATTGATCAGCTTTTCAAAAGCAGTTTCAAGTATGGATCGTAAATGGTACGAACCCAAACAGTTGACTATGGGTCTTCACACTATCTTAAATGTTGATTTACTGTCTGAGCTAATCAAACGAGAATTGAGCATCTAACATGAGTTCAAACACGAAAGAAGAATCAAAAATGAAAAGTTCTATTGTTTCCCGTTTTACGGTCGAAGAAGTCAAGGAGCATCATCGACTTCGAAATGCTCTTGATGAATCTTGGGAAGATCCACCGGCAGAAGAAACAGCTTATTCTCATCTTGTTGATTGGTTAGACAATCATGAGATAACAAAACCTTCAGTGATTAATAGTGAAGTACATGCTTCAACTTATGAGAACTCAGAATACTGGTTGTTGTACATGGCTTATATTAATAACAAACACTAGTTTCAAACCTTCAAACACGAAAGAAAAATCAAATGACTATTTCAGACAAAAGCATTCAAGCCGGTTGGGGACTCACTCGAAATCCTGAAATCAAAAAACGATTGAGAAGCATCAATTCAAATTTACAATTCGCAATCACTGTTGATGAAGTCAAAGTCAAAATCAATGAACCCGATTGCAAATTTTCGGGGACACAATACAAAGTGAATTTGTGGTTCTCAGATTATGAAGGAGATTGCACAATCTCCGGAAGTTACAAAAACAAAACCATTTGGCTTCATCTTCCATATGAAACAATCAGTCGAACTCACTACACTCCAGAAGAAGCACTTGATGAACTTTTGAGCGACATTGAAAACAATCATCTGCAAATCTTAAACGCTGAACTTCTTTATTAACCTCCTCCGAACCACCTGAGCAAGTGGTAAAACTGCTCTTTCAAAATTGATTCAAATCGATAATCAATTGAGGGTGAAGAATGGATGCTTACCAAGTTGAATTGAAAACTTATTACTCTGATCAGATTGTTATTGAGCAACCGTTTGGGAATCATTATGAAATCAAATTCAACAATTCAATTTCCGTGAAGCTCAAAGTTTACAAATCTGACAAACTCGAAAAATCTGAGATCCTTGAATGGGTATTTGACAACCGAAAAAAAGATGATCCAACAGAATCAAATCATTTGTTGTTTTGGTTAGATGGAAGACAAATCATCCACGATGATTATTGGGATCAATATGATGATGAGATGGCAGAACGGAAATTGGTGCAACTCACCGATGAATTTTTAACTGAACACTTTGAGATAGAAATAAAACCTGAAAATGAAAACTGAACTCTACAAAAAACATCGACCCAAAGAACTCTGGGAAGTAATCGGACAAACGACAACAACACAAATTGACAAAATGCTGAAGAACAAAAAGTTTCCTCATGCTTCATTGTTTGCAGGCCCGTCTGGTTGTGGCAAAACTACACTTGCCAGAATCATCAAAGACAAATTGAATTGCAGTGATTCAGATTTCAACGAAGTCAATTGTGCCGATTTTCGTGGAATCGATTTTGTGCGGGAAGTTCGATCATCAATGAACTTGGCTCCACTTGGCGGAAGTGTTCGGGTTTGGTTGATTGATGAAGCTCATCAATTGAGTTCACAAGCTCAGAATGCGTTTCTGAAGATTCTCGAAGATACTCCGCAACATGTCTATTTCATACTGGCAACCACTGAGCCACAAAAGCTCCTGAAGACTATCCGCACAAGATGCACAACTTTCATGGTTCAAGGTTTGAACTTTACTGATTCGGAAACTCTAATCAAAACGATTTGCCAAAAAGAAGAAATCGAACTTGAAGAAGAGGTGATTGAAAATATCATCAAACTTGGTGAAGGATCAGCAAGACAGATTTTGGTTCTCATGGATTCGATCATTTCAATTGATGATCCAGAAGAACAACTTCAACTTCTGTTTAAGAGTGATACCAAAAGAGAAGCCATTGAGATTTGTCGAGCGTTGTTCAAACCCAAACCGATTTGGGGAGAGGTTGCCGCTGTTCTCAAGAGCGTGACAGAAGAACCGGAATCATTGAGGTGGTTGATTCTATCTTATGCAAATTCTATTTTGCTCAAACAAAAAAACAAAAACGGAAAATCAATTCGAGCCTATGAGGTCATTGATTCCTTCAAATCAAATTTTTATGATTCTAAGAAAGCCGGATTGTCAGCCGCTTGTTTCGAAGTTATTTTTTCAGATTCCGAATAATGAAAATCTGTTCAACTCGATAATCAATAAATCATGGGAAGTACATTATCGGTATAGATTCCCGAAAAACGAAAACCGAAGACTCATGAGATTTGAGTTTTTTAATCTATCTAAAAACAATAATTAACAAATAAGAAAGAAAGACAATGAGCGAAGAAAAATCAATTCTTGAAATCGATCAATTCAATCTTGATCTTGAGTGGAAGAACCAACCAATTGCTTATTTCGATATGGCTACAAAACTAGCAGAAGCAAAAGCGGAACTGGATATTTGCAAAACTGAATTCGATGTTCTCAAAGCAAAGACTTCAATGGACGTTCGATCCAATCCGGATTCTTACGGACTCGACAAGCTAACAGAATCAACCGTGAGCAATGCGGTTATCACCCAACCGGAATACATAGCCACTTTCGAAAAGATCAACGTGGCAAAGCATCGTGTTGATTTACTTCAAGCCGCTGTTGTCGCACTTGATCACAAGAAGAAAGCTCTTGAAAATCTTGTGAGCTTGCACGGTCAGAAATACTTTGCTGAACCTCACGCCAATCATGACACATCTGAAATCTTGGATGACATGAACAAAACTAGAATCCGCACAATGAGAAACCAAAATTCTAATTCTTAATCAAAGGAAAACCGAAAATGAAAAAACGGAAACTCAAACTTGGTTCAGCTAGAAAGAAAGCTGAATCACAATCACAACCATTTGAAAGAACTGCTTTCCGTGTTCCCGATGGAATGGAAGTGTTCAAGCTGAAAGAGCAAGGAAGAAAACGGATTGAGATTCTTCCAGTCTTAGCAACCGAAAGAAATAGACATGGGGTTGCTGGAAGTTACACTTTTGAACAAACTTATTATGCTAATCGGTTGGGTGCTGATAATCAGGTTTACGTTTCACCATATACATTCAAACAGCGTTGCCCTGTTCTTGATGAATACGCCAAATTAAAGAATGATCCAAATGCTGATGAAGATGTTGTGAAAAGTCTTCGAAAAAAAGAACGTCAATTGTTTTATGTCATCGATCATGATGAACCTGAAAAAGGTGTTCAGCTTTGGGATATGTCATATTGGCTATTTGGTAAACAGCTTGATGAGACAATTAAAATGTCAGATGAAGAAGATGATTTCGATCAGTTCTTTGATCCATCTGAAAACGGATTAACCGTCAAACTTGGAGTTGTTGAAGATCAGTTTGCCGGAAACAAATTTTTCAAAGTGGCAACAATTGCTTTTGCCAAACGAAAAGATGAGATTGATGAAGAGCTTTGGGAAGACTTGGAGCCGCTGGAAAATCTGTTGAAAGTGCTTTCATATAATGAGCTTAAAGCTATCATGAACATGGAAGAACCGGAAGCAGAAGAAGAGCATGTTGATGATCCTGAAATTGAATCTGATGAATCCGAAGAAGAAGTTGTTGCTTCAGTTGTTGGCACTGATGACAACGACGACGACTGGGATGAAGATGATGGAGATTGGGAGTAATTAACAGGAGACGGACAGCCGGATGAGGTGAAAACTTCATCCGGCTTTTCTTGCTTGAGGGATATAAAATGAAGACAGAAGAAATCGAAGAGCTATTAAAAGCACCAGAGAAAGAACCGCCAATCCAAAGTTCAGATTGGCTTTCAACCGGATCGGCACTTTTGAATTTGTCGTGTTCCGGAAATGCCAAAGGTGGATTTGCAAAAGGCAAATATCATTTCATAGTTGGAGACTCAGCAAGTGGAAAGACTTGGTTAAGTCTTACTTGTTTAGCTGAAGCCGCAATGAATCCGGAGTTTGACAACTATCGATTCATCTATGACAACGCCGAAGATGGAGCGTTGATGGACATTCAAAAATTCTTCGGAGCGAAAGTTGCTGAACGAATTGAATCACCCATGATTGATGAAGATGGATTGTTGGATTACTCATCCACGATTGAAGAGTTTTATTTTAATGTTGATGATGCAATTCAAGAACAGAAACCATTCATCTACATTTTGGATTCAATGGATTCTCTGAGTTCCAAACCGGAACAAGATAAATTCGACGAACAAAAAACCGCCATGAGAAAAGGCAAGGAAACTTCTGGTTCATATGGAGATGGCAAAGCCAAAATCAACTCTTCACATTTGCGGAAGATCATGCCGTTTCTAAGAAAGACCAAATCAATTCTGATCATCATTAATCAGACAAGGGACAATCTTGGTTTTGGATTTGAAAAGAAAACTCGTTCTGGTGGTCATGCGTTAATGTTTTATGCGTCACTGGTTATCTGGTCAAGCAAAGCCGGACAACTAAAAAAATCAGTGAGAGGTAAGGACAGAGAAATTGGAATCACTTCAAAAATCAAAGTGAAGAAGAACCGATTCACCGGAAGACTTCGTGAGATTTCAATTCCTCTCTATCACTCATTCGGGATTGATGATGTTGGTTCATCCGTTGATTATCTTGTTGCTGAAAAGTATTGGACGAAGACAAAGCAAACAATCAACGCTGATGATTTTGAAATCAAAGCAACCCGTGAAAAACTGATTCGGCAAATCCAAGAACAAAACCTTGAATCAAAACTTGCTGAACTGGTTGAACAAGTTTGGAATGAGATCGAAAACGAATGTGCCATTGATCGAAAACCAAAGTATAGTTGAACACCCTCGAACCTGAGCAAGTTGTAAAACTGCTCTTCTTTATTGTGTAAATATTTCTGCAAAAAATGCAGAAAGACTAATTGATTTACTCTTATCTGTCGATTATAATAATAGAGTAAGAAATCAATTCACTTCTCAAACACGAAAGAAAAATCAAATGACTCCTTCAGAAGCAATCAACATTGAAAAACGAATTACTCAACTTCAAGAAAAAGGCGAATTGCCACATCGCCGTACACGACGATACGACCAGCAGAAAATTGATTATCAACACAAGGTTATTTCTTGGCTGAATGATGAAATGGCTAAGGACAAAAAACTTAATGGTGATGAAAACACCGAAGCCTATCTAAATGCCATAGAAGACGCAACTGCCACGATT